CCAAGGAGAACGACCGCTACATCGGTATCGGTCACTTCGGCTACCTGAACGAGCAGGTGTACGCTGATGGCATTGAGTTCAATATTGACGGAACAAGCTCCGCCAACTTTGACAGGAATGTCATTGCGTTGGGTATGGGCCTTGACTATTCACTTGTTGAAATGTCAAGCAAGGTCAACGGCAAAAACGGCAAGCCCCAGGCCTTCAAGCTTATCAAGCTCGTGGTGCCCGCATCTTCTAACGAGATCGGCGGTTAACACCTCTCTCACAGTGAATCAAGGTTCATAGTTTCTTGATAGTTCGGCCAGCGGCGACCGCCGATGCAGCAGCAACAGGTAAGTGCCGCCGCTGGTTCGGTTAAAAACCAACGTCTCAAACACCGATATGAGTCTACAGACCGACATCATCTTCGCCCGTGCCATCCGTGCCGATGACTCCATCATGGAAGCTATAGGCCAACGGCTCTACAATACGGCCATACCGCTGCCCGACGAGGACGCGGACAACGTGCCAGTGCCATACGTTATCCTGACTTTTGACGCACTGACCAACGACCAGTCCACGAAGGATGATATGCCGTATGAGGGAGATGAAGACAACGTGACCGTAGGCATCGAGGTGGCCGCAACTACCCGCGAGCAGCTGGCAGACATCACCATCGCCATCCGGCGGCAGGTGCAGCAGTTCTTCAGCAGCTTGTCCGAAGACGACGAGGACTACACCCTCGTGCCGCTTGACTACCACCTGACGGCGCAAGCCGTGCAGTACGATTCACAGAAGCCCTGCTACTGGCAGCGGCTGTCGTATCAGTGTGAGACGATTAACGACCTGATCAGTGAAGAATGAGCAATACTAAGAACACCGCCATCGACGACCAGAGCGAGCGTCACGAACAACAGAACCCGCTGCTGGGCATCCTTCAGTCAGACAAGGCCGTCGCCAGCGCGGCAACAGTCGGTGAGTCACACTTCTGGCGCAAGGAACTGCCACTGCCAGCTGTCTACGTGCAGGGCACGGAGCGCGCCATAACCGCCACCGACAAGGCAGAAGACATCGACAGCCTCACCAAGGCCGTCGTGGCGGCTCTCACCAAGAATGGCCGTACGGCACAGGTGTCGCCCGTCTACGGTGACGTGGCGGTGACGCGGCTGGTATGGCAAGTTATTGACACTCAACCAATCTAACAGATTATGGCAACAACGAAAATCAAAGGCTACAACCTCACCATGAGCGGCATCTCAGTGGGAAGGGAGGTGTCGTGCCAGGCCACGCTCACCAACAACCTCGAAGAGGCCGAGTACAAGGATGCCAGCAACCCGATGAACCCGGAGCAGGTGGTCGTGTCTAAGACATGGACGATGCAGAAGGAAATCACTGAGCTGTCGGCACTCGCCGACCTCCGTGCACTCGTATCAGCTGCCATCTCCACAACGAGGGTGACGGTAGCCATGACAACATCCGGCAGCTCTGTTATTTCCGGGCTGGCATACGTCAATGACGTAAGCATCCAGGCCCCGAACAGACAGAACATCCGGGCTACCGTCCAGTTCCAGGGAGACGGTGCCCCGTCATTGTAGAACCATTAAACACCATTGAACCATGTCAGCAAAACAAGGACAGCATATCCGTTTACGTGTATCAGGTGACTCTTTCGTGGCCCACTCGCTCGACCTCACGTTCCACGTCAGTGCGACGATGGAGGACGCTACGACCAAGGACACCAGCGACAGCACCGGCAGTATCTACCTCGAGTATGAGAAGACTAAGTATAACGCCGACGGCAGCGTGACGGCCATCGTCACCACCGGGTCCGACAGCGGCACGTCGCCCAAGAAGGGCATGACCATCGACGACATTAAGACTAAGTTCTCAACCGAGGCGTTCTCATGGGAGCTGCTACTGGTGAACGGTGCCAGCAACCGCGAGTCACAGGGCATTATCTGCCAAGGCTCGAAGATCACGTTCTCGAGCGTCGAAGTCAGCGCACCGAAGGACGGCTACGCCCAGGTGACAGCCAACTTCGCTATCCACGGCGGCATCACCGTGCCGTCATGACACCATCACTCTCTCTATATCACCAGCCCGCCAACACTATTGCTTACTTTCCTGCCATAATGCGAGGGCGGGCTGGATTCTGACAATTATTGGAAATTTATTGGAAACAAAAAAACAGAGGAAACTATGAACCCAAGGAAGACTATCACCATCTGCGGCAAGCAGGCAGACATGCTCTACTGCGCCGCAGCCGAGACTGGCTACGAGCGACTGACAGGCAAGTCATCGGCCATATTCAGCCCGACACGGCAGACAGACAACAACGGACAGCCCGTCACCGACGACGACGGAAATCCCGTATTCCAGATGCCAGCCGCTACCCCCGAAGACTACATCACGCTCGCCGTGTGCGCCATCGTGGCAGCATACGGCAGACGCGACGAGGAAGCACCCATAGACCTCGAGACCATCCTCTACGACGCATCGCCGCAGGAAGTGGCCTCCATCATTACCACGGTGGTGCAGCTCCGCAATCAGTGGTATCAGGTGCCGAACATCGTCAAGCCCGACATGCAGGACGACCAGGACAATGCCGG